AAGTGTGGATGAAGTCTAAGCGCAAAGATTGGGACGACCTATATGACAGGTATAACCTGGAGTTAAAGGTCGGCGGTATGGACGATTCCCATGTTGTAAAGGTGTCACGGTTCTATCCCTTGGTAAGAAAACTCATCGCAAGCATAGCATATAATTACCCACGCATATTTGTCCATATGGACGAAGGGCCACTGCTTGATGAGAACGTAGACGCTGAAGATACCTTGGAGCGCACAGGAAATCGTGCCATGCGTATTACGCAGATGAAGAGAGAAGTGCATCAGTGTATGTTTGAGGCACTGTTCACGTTTCGCTCGTATCTAAAGATTGGATACAACCCCCCTGGTGCTGACGCAGTATCTCCATATGTATCTTCTGACGATATGCAAGAAGACTTCCCATATGTCGAGTGGGTAAGTGCCAAGAACATATTGGCAGACCCACAGACAAAGCCCCACAACTTCTATAGCGGTCAAGACATCATAGAACGACAGTTTGTGCCGTTAGAATTTGTAAAGAAAGACCCCCGATTCGCAAAGTTTAAAAACCAGTTCGTCCCCATCAGTCAGACATCTTCAGACGGTTTCGATGAATCTATTGCCGATATATACGAGCGTCACGACTTCAACGATGGATTTGCCTCTGACGGTACAGACAGAGAACATATCAACGCAGCACGCGACCTTACAGATATGGTAATGCTGTATGAGATACACGACAGGGTGCATCGTCGTCGCATCGTATTCGCCAATGATATCGTCCAACCTGTCGAAGACATCCCCGACCCACTATTACGTCATAAGCCCATCATGCAAACTGACCCGTTCACAGGTGAAGAGGTCACCGTAGCATCTGAGGCGACGAATAACTATCTGGTAACAGGTGGTTTTCCATACTACTCCCTATCTTACGACCTTTCCGACAGGTTCTATGGTGAGCCGATGATGGCGTATGAGTCTGCTGTAGAGCAAATCATTGTCAACTCGCTATCGCGTCGCCAAGACCTGTTAAAACGATTTAAGCGTATCATCGTCGGCAACGAAGCAGAGCGTGAGAACAACCCACAGCTTCCCGACAAGTTAGACACCGTTCCTGATGGGGGCATATTATGGATGCGTAACCCCCAACAAGCTCTGACACCGTTAGACTTCGGTGCAGCACCTGTTGACCAGATAAACTTGGAACGCGATGCACGTAGTTACGAAGCAGAGATTATACAGGTAGACACAGGTTCTTCAAACTCTGCCACAGAAGCAGCTATCAATGCGTCGGGGACAGAGGTGAACAGGGAATGGATGCAAGTGCCCGTTGCCAACGCATATCGATGGGGCGTTACCAATATGTTCAATATGTTCTCTGATGTGCGCTTCCTCCCCAACAAGTTCGCTATAAATGTCCACAAAGACGGGGAACCTGCCCTCAACCAGATTATGCAAGACTGGTGGTTTAGTGGCCGATGGGATGTGGAGATAGACCCTGGTAGTATGTTGGTATTGAATGAAGAGTTGGAGCGCAACGATACTTTGGCACTATATGACAGACTCATCAACTTACCATTCCCCACAGATAAGCGTGAAATCGTTAAACTGCTTGGCAGTGCGTTTAGGAAGGTCAACTTCGACAAGTTCCTACAGCCACAGATAGACCCTGACGCTTCAGGACTCGCACAGATGGAGAACACGGTATACTTGGTGCGCGGAGCCGATATACCCCCACGACCTGGACAGAATAACCAGATACATATGCAAATACACAATCAGATGGAGCAGGTGCCTGAGTTTAGTCAGTTGTCGCCAGAACAGGCACAGCTTGCTATACAAAAGCGTGATGAGCACAACGCACAGCACCAACAACTCATAGACCAAGAGGGAGGTGGTCAGGGTAGACAAAGTAGACCATCTGAAAGCTCTAAAGCTACTGACATAGTATCGCAGACACGCGCAAATGCTCAGAACACTGCCAACGCTGTACAGGCAGGTGTACAGGCAAATGCACAATAACACAGGAGAATAGGATGAACCCATTACGAGCAGGTTATGAAGAGACTATGGCAATGTTGGTGGGCACAGGGGCAGCATTTCCTGAGTCATTGGTGCCTATTAGCAACTATGTAGAATCGCTATTAGCTGGTGAAAAACCAGTTAAAAAGGTTAAGAAGGCAAAAAAGGCGAAGAAATAATGCCTCTATACAACTATAAGTGCACAAGCTGTAACACTTACGAACGGGATATATATTATCTCCTTCGAGACTTGCCCCATGTTCGCCCTTGCTCCTGTGGGGGTGACATGGAGCAAGATTACAGCGCACACACGGTAGGTTATTCAGATAGTGGATATCCCTATAAAGACCCACAGACGGGTATGACATATACCTCTGCGACAGATAAGCAGAAACAGCTAAAAGCAGCAGGGTATGAAGAGGCAAGCTGGAAATCTGGTGGCATGAGCTTGTCGGAGCATCACAAGCACGAAGCGTGGAAACAGGAGAAGACAGAGCGTAAACACAATCCCACAAAGTGGCTTGGTCGTGATGACGATGAGAGCATGAACATTAATGAAATTGACAAAGAGTTGACCGCATAAACCACAAACCACAGGAGAAGTAAACAAATGGCTGATACAGACTCGGCAGTAGACACTACGGCACCTTCTGATGACTCACAGCCGACAGAACATGTAGAAAGTATGGGTGATGGACTCTTCGAGGACATCGGTAACAACCCTGCTATTGAACTGTCGCCAGATGATACTCAATCAGAAGCCCTCGGTGAAAGCGCACGACCCTCTGAGGACGCATCCCAAACCGCAACTGACTTTGACCCGTCGAGTGTAGATATCTTAAGAGTAGATATTGACACTATCCCTGAAGCACAGCGTGGGCTTGTTACCAAAGCGCAGACACAGATGCGCGACATGCAAAGCATGTTTACACGGCAACAAGACGACCTTTCAAAACAGATGAGGGAGTTGCAAGAGGCACAGCAACGCACGATGACACAGAATGTTGTCTCAGAACAGTTGAACAGTATGAGACAACAGGAAGAAGTTGCCAACTATACTCCGCAACAGCAACAGGCTTTAGACACTGTAGATGCTCGTATTGACGCGAAAATCGCAGACCTTAAAGCAATGACTGATAAGGTAGCGCAGATGGAGCAACAGTTGACGCATATCAATACCACACAGCAAGCACAACGCAATAACGCTGTAACGAGTGAGATTAACACAGCGCGCGCAAAATATGGCAACGATGTCGATGTATATGCCCAACAAATTGCTGCGCTGATGCAGTATCCTAATCCTATTACGGGACAGGCTTACAGCGTTACAGATGCTTATGAGTTGGCAAGTGGTAAAGCGTCACAGATGTCATCGCAGATGGCTAACGCCAATGCAAATGTGCGTAATGGCACAAAACAGCAGTTGGCACCTCAAGCAACATCACAGCTTTCATCTTTGAATGGTTCTGGCCCGTTAGATGCTCAAGATGTAGGGGTAGGACTTGCTTCACTCGGCTTTGAATAAGGATGTAAAACATGGCTGCAACACAGACTACTGAAACATGGGATGCTGCGTGGACACTCACAATGCGTGCCCATCGCAAACGCCTCACCGACAATATTTTCGACGAATATCCTACCCTCGCATGGTTGCGTGGTAAGGGTCGTGTGCAATTTGAAGACGGTGGCAAAGAGATTAAAGAAGACTTGATGTATGGCACCAACACGACTACGTGGTTTGACGGGTATGACACCGTTCCCACGGATTCTGTTGACGGTATCACGGCTGCGTTTTATCCACGTCGCTATGCTGCTACGCCTATCACCATCTCGATGACTGAAGAGACGGAAAATCGCAAACGCGCAGATGCTGAAAAGTTGTTGGTAGCAAAGACTGAACAGTCTATGTCCACACAACGTGACACCATCAATGCTGCCATTTTCGCTGCTGCTTCTGGTAAGACGATGTTGGGATTGCAAGACCTCGTTCCTGAAGCGAATACCACAGGAACAGTGGGTGGTATCAACCGAGCAAATGAATCCTGGTGGAGAAACCAGATTCAAAGCATCGGTGCTTTCGATACAGCTTCTGCTCCTTCATATACAGGCTTGAAGAATCTCGGCACGTTGTATAACAACTGCTCAGAAGGTAATACTCAGCCTGATGGTATCATCATGAC